GAACTAGACAAGAATGTCTATGAGATGGCGTTAGAGCGTATCCGCTATATTTATAACAGCTTCGATAAGGTTGTAGTTAGTTTTAGTGGGGGAAAGGATAGCACGGCAGTACTTAATACTGCTTTAGAAGTTGCAAGGGAAAAGAACCGCTTGCCTTTAGAAGTTGTATTCTTTGACGAAGAAGCTATACATCCGCCAACTATAGAATATGTCGAGAGGGTTAAGAATGACCCAGACATAGACTTAAAATGGTATTGCTTAGAGTTCAAACATAGAAACGCCTGTTCCAATGAAGAGCCTTTTTGGTACACTTGGGAGAAAGGAAAGGAGGATTTATGGACTAGAGAAATGCCAGACTGCGCTATAACGGAGCATCCTAAGTTTTTTAAGGGTATGACGTTTCAAGAATTTAGTCCTTTGCTGTATCCAATATCGGATGGTAAAATAGCAATGCTCACGGGCATAAGAACGGAGGAAAGCTTAAGAAGGTACAGAGTAATAGCTAGCAAAAAAAATGACTCATTTATAGCGAGCTTTGCTGACAAGGGGGGTAATCAATATAGGGCTTATCCTGTTTATGACTGGAGCAGTAAGGATGTATGGTTTGCAGTTCACAAATTAGGATGGGATTATAACAAGACCTACGACATATTTAATCAGACCTCTATGTACGGGAAATTTCTCCAGCAGCGTGTATGCCCACCCTTCGGAGAAGAGCCGCTTAGAGGGCTTTGGATTTACAGCGAGTGCTTTCCAGAGATGTGGCACAAGATGCTCTACAGGGTTAAAGGTGTGGCTACAGCTTGGAGGTATGCGAATACAGAAGTGTATTCTAATGCACAAGTAAAACCAGATAATATAACATATAAGGAATATCTAAATGTTATACTAGATAGTTATGACCACGATTATCAAAATATGGTTAAGAGAACTGTTAATTCTTATATAAGGACTCATAGAAAAAAAACAAAACAAAATATTCCAGATGAAGAAGCGCATCCAGCATCTGGGCTTAGTTGGAGATGGCTTTGTAAGGTGGCTATACGTGGAGATTTTAAAGGGCGGCAGTCAAGCGATTTAGATAATGAAGCTATAAAAGCACAAAACAGATTAGGTATTACACAGGAGCAAGCACTAAAATTATACAAATGAAAAAACAACCGTTAGATAAAATTACTTGGGTAGATAGGGAATTACTAAAACCAAACAACTATAATCCTAATAAGGTAGCCCCTCCAGAATTAAAGTTATTGAAAATATCTATTTTAGAGGATGGATGGACACAACCTATTGTCGCTAATTCTGATTATACTATCGTTGATGGTTTTCATCGTTGGACTGTATCTGGGCATGAAGAAATAAGGAATTTAACAGGCGGAAAAGTACCCGTGGTATTCCTAAACGACACGGATGAAGCGCAGAAGAAAATGGCGACTATACGACATAACAGGGCAAGGGGTACTCACGGAGTTTTAGAGATGAGTAACATAGTTACGGATATGGTAAAGGAAGGGTTATCTGGGGAAGAGATAATGGCTAGACTACAAATGGAGAAAGAAGAGGTAACAAGATTATTATTCCGTGCAGGTATCCCGAAGTCCGATGTATTCAAGGATTCAGACTTTTCTAAAGCTTGGACACCAAAATAAATTTGAAGAAATACAAAAAAATATTTTGTAGTTTAAAAAATATTATTACCTTTACAACATCAAACAATAACAAAACAAAAAAATTATGTCAGTATCATTATTCACATCAACAGAAGTAGCAAAAATCGCAAACACTTTAAAAGAAGAGTTAGACCCTAGAGCAGTATGGTATGCTTACGTTTCTAATGTAACAGCTTATAACTTACAATACCAAGAAGATGCTGTAATTGATTTTAAAGGATGGGAAGCAGCAGGAGATGAGACTTTAACAAGAGAAGAGGCTTTAAATGAGTTAAGAGGTTTAGAGTATAATGCTTATACAAATGCTGGAAACTGCTTTATGCCAGCTAGAGAGTTAGAGCATTTAGGGAAGTTTTTAAAAGCAAACCCTAGAGAATTAGAATTAGCAAACTATAATAACGACTAAAAACTGGCTACCTTTTTTCATTTATATAGATTAGTTAACATTGTTCTATTTACCACCCAGTCCGCCAGTGCTGGGTTTTTTTTATCTTTGTAAAATGAGTAACAAAAAGAAACACATAAAAAAGGCTTTACTAGAAGCGCTGGAGAAATCATTGGGGGTGGTTACTACAGCTTGTAAACAAGTAGGTATATCCCGAAAGACTTACTATCAATATTTGAAGGAGGATTTAGATTTTGCTTCGGAAGTAAAAGATATTGAGAATGTATCTTTAGATTTTGCGGAGAGTCAGCTACACAAGCAGATACAAGAAGGAAGCACTGCAGCTACTATTTTCTTATTAAAGACTAAAGGAAAAGGAAGGGGCTATGTAGAGCGCCAACAGATAGAGCATCAAGGGGGAATTGAAAGTACATTAATAGAATGGAAGCCAGCGGTAAAAGAGTAGTACAGCAGCTTTGTAATAGGCAGTTCTACGATGTTAAAAACAGCAAGGCTCGTTTTAGGATACATCAAGGAGGTACTAGGAGCGGAAAGACTTACGCTATATGTCAGTATTTAGCTTATCTTTTAGTAACGGAGAAAGAGCCGCTTACAATATCCATAATACGTAAAACACTTCCAGCCCTCAAGGGGTCTGTCCAACGTGATTTCCTTAGCATATTAGAGCAAATTGGTGTTTACTGGCTAGGGGAACATAACAAGAGCGAGAACACCTTTAAATACAACGGGCATTTAGTGGAATTCCTAAGTGTCGATGAGCCGCAGAAAATCAGAGGGAGAAAGCGGGACATAGCCTATCTCAACGAGGGGAATGAATTATTACTAGAGGACTTTAGGCAAATTAATATGCGCTGTACTAAGTTTTTAATAATTGACTTTAACCCGTCTGACCCTGTACACTGGATTTATGATGACTTAATACCTAGAGAGGATTGCGAAACTTGGATAACAACTTACAAAGACAATAAGTTTCTGTCTCCAGAGTTAGTCTATGAGATTGAGCGCATGAGGGAAAGGGACCCCGACTACTGGCGTGTATATGGAGATGGGCAGCGTGCAGTATTCAGTAAGCGACAAATATTTAACGGATGGCAGTTTATAGATGTAAACCGCTTCCCAGCTTTTGATGATGTTATACTTGGATTAGATTACGGCTACTCAAATGACCCTACAGCCATAGTAGAGATATTCCGTGAAGGGGATAAGCTTTATATGCACGAGATATGCTACGCTACAGGGATGACAAATCAAGATATAGTAAACTTAATTAAAGACAAAGGACACGAGCGTACTTTGATTGTGGCAGAAAGCGCAGAACCAAAGAGCAACGACTATTTAAAAAAGTCTGGGCTATGGGTAAAGCCAGCTATAAAAGGAATAGGAAGTGTTAATGCTGGTATAAGCTTAATGAAGGAGTTTGATGTAGTAGCTAGTGAGCAAAGCAAGAACTTAAAGAGCGAGTATTTATCTTATTACTGGCAGGAGTTAAAAGATGGTACAATAATTAATAAACCACTTGACAGGATGAACCACTTGATGGATGCTGCTCGTTATGCAATTTATAGCGAACACAAGAAGGGGGCGGAGTTCTTTGTTATTTAATTAGTATTTTTGTAAAATAAACAATATTCGATGGCATCACTTTTAGAACGTATCTTTGGAGGCGTAACCAAAAACAATAGTCAAACTACAGCGGAGGCATTTAACAAAGCGATTTACAACTACTTAGGAGAAAGCCTTATTTGGAATCCAGAAAATGACGACAGCTATATTAACAAGGGTTATAGGCACAACTCTACGATATACTCAATTATCAATTTAATTACTAAGGCAGCTACTACAGTTCCTTTTCAGGTGTACGAGGTGCAAAGACAAAGCGATTTAAAGCGTTATAAAGCCCTCACTGGTGGTGAGCTTAATACGAACGTTTTAAGCAAAGCAGAGCGCCTTAGAAAGAGTTCTATGGTTGAGTTAGAAGGAACTGAACTGCACCAGATTTTAGAGCGCCCGAACCCAGCTCAAAGTTTCAACAGCTTTTTAACTGAAATAATAGCCTTCGGAAAACTTACAGGAAACCGTTATATCTACGGGATAAAGCCAGATACAGGTATGGGTGCTGCTAAATATAAAGAGCTTTATGTATTACCATCGCAGGTAGTAGAGATTAACTCTGGCGGTTTAATGCAGCCTGTTAAGGATTACACTATCGATTATAACGGTAGCCACAGGATACCAGCAGAATGTGTAATGCATATAAAAGATTTTAACCCTTTTTATGACGGCACAGGTTCACACCTTTACGGTATGTCTCCGCTACGTGCTGGATTACGCTCTATGCAGGCTAATAACGAAGCTTTGACTACTGGAGTAAAGTATTTACAAAATCAAACCGCAAGGGGGGTACTAATGAGTGAGGAAGGCGACTTAAACGAGGTGCAGGCACGTCAGCTAAAGGATAAATTTAAGCAGCAGTATCAAGGAAGTGAAAATGCAGGAGATGTTATTATTACGCCTAAAAAATTAAGCTGGGTTAATTTCGGTTTAAATGCTAGTGATTTATCTTTACTTGAACAGTATGATGCAACGATTAAAGACCTTTGTAATATTTACAATGTACCAGTACAGCTTCTAAACAATACAAGCGCCAGTACTTATAACAATCAAAAGGAAGCAAAGAAAGCGTTATACCAAAATGCAGTTATCCCAGAAATGGTTAAGATACGTGAAGAGCTAAACAGATGGCTCAGCCCTATGTTTGGAGAAAAGCTTTACATTGATTTTGATTTTACTGTTATCCCAGAACTCCAGGAAGAAATGGACCAGGTGGTAACTCAAATGTCTAATAGCTGGTGGCTAACTCCTAATGAAAAAAGAGCTGCTACTGGTTATGGTGTTGATGATGAAAACCCAGAGCTGGATAAGTATTACATTCCAGCTAATTTAATACCAGTTACGGATAGTGAGGATTTACCACAAGAGCCACAAGAACCGAAGGAGGCTGCTATAGATTATTTTGGCTTAATGAAATCAAGAGTGGAGGGCGCTGTAGATATGTTTACTTCCATTAGGGAAGCACAGGAGAGAGCAGAAGAGTTAGGCGGTACTGGATACCATAGCCATATATTCAGAGGAAGCACAGTTTATATGCCCTTCGCAAGCCATGAAGAGTATGAGGCGAGAGTACGTGGAGAGCTTTTTGAATACGACCATGAAGAGTATGTCGAGGAAACTCTATTGAATAAAGTAGAGATAAGCCAAAGAGTCGAGGCAGGGCTTAAAAAAAAAGTAGCTGACCATAATGAAAAGCACGGTGATGACCCTGCTAAGAAAGTAACCTACTCTATGCTAGTGCAGGTATTTAAAAGAGGCGTGGGAGCTTATAATACAAACCCACAAAGCGTTAGACCCACAGTAACTAGCGCTGACCAGTGGGCATATGCTAGATGCAACTCTTTCTTATATTGCCTTAGAAACGGAAAGTTTAGAGGGGGAAAGCATGATACAGATTTATTGCCAACAGCTCACCCAATGAGTACAAAGAAAAGCGAAACAATAGATAAAAATGAGACTTATAAAAATTATCCTCAAGGCGCTACAAACAATGCCAGAAGGATGTTAGAGTGGCGTGATAAATACGGCAGGGATGAAGTCCGTGGAGGTACTGCTGTAGGCTGGACAAGAGCATCGCAGTTAGCCAACAGAGAGGCGCTTAGCTTGGAAACTGTTAAGCGTGTCCATAGCTTTTTAAGCCGCCATAAGGATAACGCAAAGATTGACCCACAGTATAAGGGAGAACCTTGGAAAGATAAAGGATATGTAGCTTATAATCTATGGGGTGGTCAAGCGATGGTAGCTTGGGCTAAAAGGATTTCTGAAAATAACTAAATAAATGGCTTTTGAAAATTGGCAAGACAGCTTCGAAAGAGAACTCGACAAAGCAGAAAAAAAAGAACTCGTACCTGTATTCCGTTACCTTAGACGGGAATACTTACGAGGTGTACAAGAGTACTTCGATACTGGAAAGGTTTCTAACTGGGATGGTTATTTTAATCCTAGAGATATTGGGGTTCTTTACGCTGGTCTCTATACTGGTGTTGGCGCTAGGTTTAGTAAGCTATATTCTGGGACTGTTGGTTCCGTCTATAAGCCATTAATTAATCCATCGGATTACGCCCCACTTTGGAGGGATAACTTTAGAAATACAGGTTTGAAGGTTGCTCAATTTAGGGGGGCTAGTGTTTCTAGGAGTCAGCAACAGGAATTGACTAGGGTTATATCTAGGCTACATAAAAGTCCAGAGTTTCAAGCGATGAATGAAAGAAGCGCCCAAAGGATACTGCGCTCACAAGTTAAAGGCGTTACAGAATGGCGTGCTAAAACCATAGTAAGGACAGAGGCAACTAATGCTGCTAACTATGCTACAATGAAAACAGCGCAGGATATGTATGGAGAGGACAATTTAACAAAGACTTGGAATACTAGTTTTGCAAATAGTAGGGATACACATATTAGGGCGCATAACCAGAAAAAAGATTTTAAGGAAAAGTTCTTAGTAGGGGGTGAATATTTGATACATCCCGGCTCGGGTTCTTTACCAGAGAATAACATAAACTGCAAGTGTAGCTCACTTCCTTTACCAAAATAAAATTTTAATATCTTTGCATTATGATGTTATACAAACAAACTCAAGTAGGAGAATTAATTGATGCCGATGAGAAGGCAGGAATCGTTAAAGGTTACGGCTCTATATTTGGCAATGTTGATAGCGATGGCGACATCATCAACAAAGGTGCATATAGAAAAACTGTTGAAGAAAACGGTAATCGTGTTAAGTATTTATATCAGCACGATATGGATAAACCCCTCGGTAAAATGCGAGAGCTTTACGAAGATGAGAAAGGTTTAGTATTCGAGGCAGAGATACCTAAAACACAGCTTGGAAAAGACGTAATTGAATTAATGAAGAGCGGGGTTATCACAGAAAACTCTGTTGGAATAATTCCAGTTAAAAAAGAGATGCAAGACGGCTATCGTCATATAAACGAAGTTCGCCTCTTTGAGATATCTGCAGTTACATTAGCTGCTAATGACCAAGCAATGATATTAGACGTTAAAGGAAATGTTGATAGAACTAAAATCCTAAAGCGTTATGATAATATGGCGAAACTTTTAAGAAAGGGAGAAATCTCTGACGAACTAGGTTACGCCCTTGAAAGTGAAATATACAAGTTAAAATCAATTTTTGATACGCTAAGCACTCAGCCGTCTTTAGAAGACACTCAGCCGCAAGTAGAGAAAACTGACGTTAATGAGGTGTATAAATATTTGTTTAATACTCTAAAATAAATCAAAATGGAGGACAATCTAAAAAAAGAGCTTGACCAAATTGGTGCTTTAGTAGATTCTAAAATTGAAAAAGCAGCTGGACAAGCAATGGATAACGCCAAAGGTGAAATAGAAAACTCACTTAAAAGCGAAATTAAAAATCTTACTGAAAAATTTTCAGAAGTAAATGACCGTATCGATGCTAGCGAAGTAGCTATGAAAAAGAACTTCGAAAGCAAAGAGCGTGCTAACTTTAAAGGAGCTTTACTAGGGGCTATCAACGATGGCGCTTTAAAAGGTTTAACCGAAGGAAACTACAACGCTGCTAAATTTGAAGTAAAAGCTGCTGGAGATATGAATATCTCTGGAAACACTACTGGAGATGTAGCAGAGATTCAGCGCATCGCAGGGATTAAAGCTGATGCTTTACGCTCTGAGCATATCCGCTCTTTACTGCCAACTGGCTCAACTAGCGCGCAAACTATTAGCTACGTTAAAGAAGCTAACCCAGAAGATGGAGCTGCTGCTGTATCTGAAGGAAGCACACTTGCACAGTCTGACATCGACTTAGTAGAGTCTACTGTTAAGCTAGAGAAAATCGGAACTTACCTTCGCATTACAGAAGAGATGATGAACGATATTCCAGCTTTAACTTCTTTCTTATCTGCACGTATTCCACAGCGTATTTTAGCTGCAGAAGATAACGAAATCTTAAACGGTGATGGTTCAACGCCTAACCTAGACGGATTATTCACAGATGGAACTGCTTTTGCTGCAGGAGGATTCGCTAACGCTATCGAGTCAGCTAATGAGTATGACGCTCTTATGGTTGCTTTAAACCAGCTACAATTAGCTAACTACAAAGCTAACGTTATCTTATTGAACCCAACAGATTTACACAAAATCGTATTGTTGAAATCTACAGCTAACGAATACTTGAAAAATCAAATTTATCAAGGATTACAGCCTTCTATTGCAGGAGTGCCTATCGTGACTAACACAGCAGTTACAGCAGGTAAATTCTTGGCGATGGATTCTAACCGTGCTACTCAATTATGGGTACGCCAGAACTTAGCTGTCGAATTTTCTAAGGAAGATTCTACCAACTTTAGAGATGGCTTCATTACGGTACGTGCTACGGAGCGTGTTGCATTAAGCAATTACGAGCCTAAAGCTATCGTACAAGGGACATTCTCTACTGCTAAAACAGCTTTAGAGACTGCTTAATAATAGCAATCTAAATCCAAGGAGGGGGGCAGAAATGTTCCCCTTTTTTTGGCTCTAATAAAAAAAGTTAAAAAATATTTTGGATATTAAAAAAAAGGCATTACTTTAGCATAACAATTAACAAACTAAAACAAACATTATGAAAAATTCAAAAGAGGTTTTAAATCAAATTTTAGACCTAACAGAGCAAGCAGCAGCAGTTAGAAGAATAATGACCTTTGGGATGCCTAACGCAGCTTGGAAAGGTTGCAGAACAGCAGTTAATGCTTTATTAGATAAAGCGGAACAATTGCTAGAAGATAACAGAGATGTTATAACTGATAAAGACTCATTTGCTGCTAGAGTAGCAATCAACAGAGTTCTCGATATAGGAATCAAAGACACATTTTAATTATGAGCAACTACATGGACACAGCATTTGGAACTCCGCCTTGGCTAGATAATAGGGCGGAAGATTTTCAAAACAAAGCAGAAGGCATCAAAGAAGAGGTACTAAATGACCTAGGGGATTTATATAAGCTAGGTGAAAGAACCTTAGAAGAGAATATAGATTACGCTGACATCATCTCTGACACCATAGCAGAATATACCTCTAATGAAGAGTTAAGAGACGCTATCTATGATGATATAACGCAAGAAATGAACGACTTAGGGTGGTAATTTTAATCCACCCTATATTTACACCAATAAAAAAACAGATATTATGCAAGAACAAGGAACAGAATTTTTGATTAAAGCCATCACGGCTAAAGAGAATAGAAAGCGATTAAAGAAGTTATTTCTAGGCGCTATACTTTTAAATATTACTGGCTTCGCATTTATGTATGCTATAATTTACACTATGCTTTTTATCGATAAAATGTTTTAATATGGGTTACACAAAAAGGGAAATACAGGAATTACAAAATATAGAAGTAGAGTACGAAAGAGTAGGTATGGTTTATGACCATATCGAAACTAAACAGCACAAGTGCTTTACTTGCGATAGACCTAGCGTTTCGGAGTTTTGTTCTACGGAATGCTTTGAGATGAGATTTTTTTAGTTAGTTTGATTGTTTGTTAAAAGCCGCTAGGGGAGACCTTGGCGGTTTTTTTATATCTTTATGTCGTGAGAAATAACCAGCTCGGAACTTATGCCGAATATCTCTTTGCGACAGAGTGCATTAAGAGAGGTTACAGCGTCTCTTTCCCTTTAATGGATTCAAGCCCTTATGACTGTATTGTAGATACTGGAGTATCTTTACTTAAGATTCAGATAAAAGCCTCGGAAAAGCGCCCGTATGACCGTAAGAACTCTGTTTGCGTTCCGCTTCAAAATGCTAAAAGTATTTATACAAAGGATGTAGTTGATTATTTCGCACTCTTCAGCTCTTTTTATGGGGGTTTTTTTATCTTCCCTAATAAGGGAAATATGCAGTCAATAAGATTAAGTTTAATAGGTAAGAATAAAAAATATTTTAATAACTTTGTATTCGATTGTGAAACTCTTGTTTTATAATTGTTTGTTTAGTTATATTGGTGAAGAAAGCGTTGGAATATCTCTAGCGCTTTTTTTTTATCTTTGTACTAAATAACAACGTATGAAAATCAAAATAATTAAAGAAGTATTCTCTAACGCTGGATGGCGCAGGGAAGGCGATATTGTTTCACTGGATGTTAAAACAGCTAACCACTATATTAAAAAAGGTATTGGAGTCGAATACAAAGAAGAGAAGCAACAAAAAGAAACAAAAGAAGCAAAAGCACCTAGAAGGAGAACAACTAAAAAAGCTAAATAATGCCTTTGATAAAGATAAGCAGCACAACAGGTGCGGAAATTGTAACAACTGCAGATGTAAAAGCATATATGAGAGTCGATACCACAACTGACGACACACTCATAGGAGACATGATTAAGCAGGCTCGTATATGGTGCGAGAATTACATATCCAAGGACATTGTAGCAAAGACTAGGGTTTACTTTGATGAGCGTATTGAGAAGCGTATAACGCTGCCCTTTGCGCCTGTATCGACAATCACAACCGTAACAGCTGAAGCAGTAACTGCGGAATATGATAGTTATGGTCCAGACAAGGAGATACTAGAGCTGCAATCTTTACCAGCTAAAGATGTTGAGGTTACTTACAGCACTACTGGCTTATCCGATGAATTATTAAAGCAAGCTATAAAGCAGCTGGTTTCTACTTACTACGATAACAGGGCTGACTTTATTGTAATGCAGGGGGTATCCTATGTGCAAGTGCCTAGCTCTGTAAAGCATATTCTTAACTCATATAAAGAGCCTTTTATTTAATGGATGCAGGGAAACTAGACAAAAGGATTGAGGTAAAAGGTTTTTCTAAAACTTCAGATGGATATGGTGGTACTACTAGTACAGTAACAGACGTGGGTACTGTATGGGCTTATGTTCGAGAGCTATCTGGTGAAGTAGATGAGGATGGTTTTGATAGAGGGCGAAAAAAAAAGCTGCAGGTAGTAGTGAGGAAAGAAACTGCAGACGACAAGAGTCTAAGTGAGGACAATATTTTAAGACTTGAAGGCGAGACTGGGGATTACAGGATTACCTCACTAGTGGAACACACATATAAGAAATACGTAAAAATAACCGCTGTAAAGACGTTTTAAGTGAGGGCTGGGTACAAAGTAAATAAAAGAGATTTAAGGGCGTTAAATACACGCCTAAAGAGCTTAGGGGCTGCCACAAAGAAAGATGTTGTGCAGACTTTAAAAGATTTTGGTATCCGCAGCCAGTTTGATGTAAAAAGAGAAGCGCCTGTAGATACTGGAAATTTGAAGCAAAATGTACACTGGACAATGTTAGACTCTAGCACAGTTCAAGTGCAATCTGTTGCTATTGAAGATGGCTTTGATTATGCGCCAGTGCAGGAGTTTGGGAATATATACAGAAGCGGTAAGCCTTACTTTTACCCCAATATAAAAAGAAACATTAAGAGAGCGATGGTGCTACTTAGAAACCGCATTAAAAGGAATTTGAAATGAGAGAAGTATTCCATCATTTAAGAAGTAAATACATAGAAGCAATAAATGGAAATATTAGTGTTAATGGTTCTGCTGTTCCAATTACTAATCGTGTTGGCACTAGTCAAGCCTTCCCGTATATTAAAATTTTTTCGTATCAATCGGAGGAAGCAGACCAAAACAAAACCCACTTCGCCCAAGAACTGGTTACGAGGTTTGAAATTGTAACGCAATTTGACGGAGATACAGGAGGGGAATATCAAGCTAATCAAATAGTAGATGGCGTTTTAGATATAGTAAGGGACAGAACCAATGTAGATTTATCTGTAGAGGGGTTCAACGTTTACCTTACCAATATAAATAGAGTCCGATACTTTGAGGATTACGAAGAAGGCAAAACCTACTTCAGAGCTTTGATAGATGTTGAGAATAGAGTTGAAAAAATATAAAATGGAAAATTTGAAAGTGTACGGACTTAATTTTGGCGCAATAATATTTAGCGCAATACCTAGTATAAACGAGAACCTCCAGACTGTGGTTTTAATTTTAACCATAATCTGGACAGGATTACAAATTATTAAATCAATAAAGAAATGAAAAGAAAAGACTTGATACATTACTCTGGAGCAGCTGGTATTTTTATACTTGTTATCTTATTATTGCTTTATTTAGCTAACAATTCAATCCCTAAAGAAAATAAAGATATTATAGTTTCTATTGTAGGTATGATAGTTGGTTCTTTATCTGTTGTTATTTACGCTATTATTGGGCGTAATCCAGATGAAGTAGCGCAGCTTCAAAGCAAGGTAGAATCCCAGCAAAAACATATCGAGCAGTTAGTAGAACAAAAAGACGCTTACGAGGCGCAAATGATAGCGCTGCAGCAGGAGATAATAAACGCAGGAAGCGATGCGTTTAAAAGTTTAATAAACAAATAAATTATGGATTTTAAATATTTTAACCTTGAAGAATTTGACTGCCCATCTATTGAAGGAAGCGGTGCGGAATTTATGGATATGGATTTCGTCAAAACACTCAACTCTATTCGTCATAGTTCTGGCGTTCCCATGGTCATTACTAGTGGCTACCGTGATGCTGACCACAATGAAAAAGTCGGAGGGACACCTAACAGTTCCCACCTCAAAGGAGTCGCAGCAGATATCGCCTGTGATAATTCAGCCGACAGAATTAAAATCGTTACCGCAGCTATCGCCCACAAGGTTCGAAGAATTGGGATTGCAGAAGGGTTCATCCACCTCGATGTTGATGCAGATAAACAAGCAGCACTCTGGTTATACTAATACAGCGGGGAATACTTTAACCTATGGCAAATAAAAAGAAATTTAAAGACACTAAAGTAGGTAGGTTTCTTTTAAATAAGATTCCTAATGTAGTAGGGGCTATCGCAGAAGATACGCCAGTAGGCAGCGTCATAGAGGCTATTATAGGCGGCTCTGATATGAAGCAAGAGGATAAAGATGTTGCTTTAGAAAAGTTACGCCTAGAGCGAACAGAAATGGATGGTATTACTAAAAGATGGGTAGCTGACTCAAGGAGTGGAAGCTGGCTAGCTTCTAATGTAAGACCTCTTGTCTTAATATTCCTTTGCTTATCTTATGTAATAGGATGGTATTTAGAAAAAGACATGACTCAAATTACAGGGCTTATGACTATTGTGATAGGCGGCTACTTTGGAAGCCGTGGAGTAGAAAAAGTATTTGGAAATAATAAACATAAATAAAATGGCTACAGAACCACTTTTTAGCGCCAACCATTACCAAAAACTATCCTTTGGAGATTTTGGGTTTAGGTTATTGGATGATGGCGGAACAACGACAACCCCAGCAGGGGAAAAGATAGGCGTAATTCACGTCTTAAAAAACGCTACTTTTTCAGCGACCTCTAACACTACAGGAGGTGATTCTAGCTTTACTGATTTAGCGCTTGATGAGGGGCATACTATTGTAGGTAATTTTTCAAGTGTGAGCTTAACTCATGGGACTATAATCTGTTATATTAGAAAGTAAAATGCTAGGCTCTGGTAGTTCCATAAAAAATAAGATAACTAAACTAAAGAGGTTTATTAAAAATATATGGAGCGTCTTAAATAAAAAGTACGATAATATTGATAAAAACTGGGATGCTTAAAAAATCGTAAATTTGTAAAAACTAATTTTTATGGGAACGTCATTACAAGGCAAGAAAATTAAAGATACTTATAAATCAATAATAAAAGTTACTGATAATAGCGAAGCTGGCTCTACTGGAAAACAGCTTTCAGATGGTGATGGTAATGATTTAGGTATCTATGTAGATACAGACGGAGTTTTAGGAGTAGGCGCTGCAGCTGGAGCTGCTATTGATGCAAGCTCTAAAACAGACGCTATTATTGTCCCTAATGGTACAGATGCACAACAGCCTAGCGGACAGGCTGGGATGATTCGCTACAATACTGATAACTCCAAAATGGAGTATTACGATACTGTATGGAAAAACTTTGCAGAGGGCGATATAGATAGTGTTGTTGCTGGAGATGGTTTAACGGGTGGGGCTAATGATGGAAACGCAACTGTGAATGTCGTTGGTGGTACTGGTATAACAGTAAATGCCGATGACGTTCAAATTTCAAATAATGGCGTTGCTTATGCGCAATTAGATGAAAGGTACACAGACGCAGTAGCTTTTACAGCTGCTACAGATTATGATGTTGATTTTAATTCAGGGACTGTATTTACAACTACTTCATCAATCGCCATGGATTTAAATTTTACTAATGAGGAAATTGGAGACGTTAAGACTATTATCGTCACTGATTCTGGAGGAACGTCTTCTCTTACTTTTGATACAGGAACAAATACAGTAACTACTTTAAACGGTACTTATGATGCAACAGCATCAGCAGTAAACGTTATACAGGTAATCTGTACAGCATCAAATACATTTTTCGTAACAATATCACAATAATATGAAAGCAAGAATAGAAGCAGGCAAGATTGTAAAATACTCACAAATACCCCAAAAGTTTAGAGCAAATTCGAAACTAATTGCAGGCGGTGGTAGAAACTTACCTACGGAAAAGCTAGAAGAATACGGATTTTATGATGTTATTGTTCCAGACTACGACCTAGTAACGCAGGTCATTTATAACTTACATTTTGACGATAGCTATCCAGCACCTACCCCAGATGATGCTAGTGTCACTAGAGAAGTGTTTACTTATGATGTTAAGGCTAAGACTATCTCTGAAACGGTCGCCGAACTAAAAACTAAGAGAATAAAAGAACTAAAGAAATTAGCATACGACAAACTTCAACCTACAGATTGGTATGTGGTTCGTAAAGCAGAACTATCTACAGCTATCCCTAGTGATATTGCTACAGAGAGGTCAGATATACGTTCTAACGTAACTACAAAAGAAGCAGAAATCAATGCCTTAACAACAAAGGCAGCGATTTTACGCTACGATATTAACTTCTAAATCCCTTATATGGCGATTAACGAAAGACTAATAGATACAGAAGTAGCAGCCGCAGCAGATGGTGGAGCAGCTAGTGCAGAACAAAACCTTATCCTACACCTAGATGCTAACGATGTAGATAGCTACGATGGTGATGGTTCTATTTGGTATGATATATCAGAACACGATATCACAATTCCTTTGTCTTCTGATGATAGTGATAATTTAAAAATACATTACAACCCTAGTGACTCAAATTCTTACAGTGGCACGGGAACAACTTTGACTAATTTGGCGGGAAGTTCTTTAAACGCTACTGTTGTTGCTAGTAGGTTTGATATTGACAATGGCGGGTTTTTTGATATATCTACTGACGGGGAGCAAAGTATCGTTATACCTAGCGGACACCCTTTAAATGGCGAATTCACTCTTGAATTTTGGTTTAAGTTTCAAAGCACACCATCTCAAGGCAATAGATTTATTTATGATTTAGGAGAAACTGCATTTCAGTTTTTCTTTTATCAACCTCACGGTTGGCGATTTTATCAAGCTGGCGGAGGGAAAGAGTCAGGGTATTATGGCAGTGGAACTATTGAAGTTGGTAAATGGCAGCATAAGGTTATTACTTTTACGTCTACTGGCTCATTTAAAGCGTATATAGATGGCGAACTAATTAAATCTGCTAGCTGGACTAGAGTTACAACTTCATTAGGTGCTTTTGACTTTGGGTCAACTGATATTACTGCGGACAAGCCTAAATGTGATATTGGTGCTATTAGAATGTATGATAAAACACTTTCAGCGTCAGAGGTAGGGCAAAACTATCGACACGGTAGAGATTATATCTATACTGATTTAATAGATGATACAAATTTAGCCTTACATTTCGATGCAGCAGATTTAACGCCAGCAGCTAATACAACATGGACAGATAAGGTTGCATCGCTAGCATTAACTAAAAGTGGAACAGTAGGCTATGATGATGAATTAGGGGATTTTATTGATTGGGGCGGTGGCTATTATGGCAATGATACAGCTACTAATCAAATTAAAGACAGTAATGGAGATTACGTTATTGAATTTTGGATAAACTTTGATACCAGTAACAGCGCAACTAATTCTATTGTAGGTTTTATGCAGGACGCCTCAAATAGAGGGCTAATATTAAGTTATAGTTCTTCTGGCATGGCTTGTTACAACTATAAGAACGGTACTATGGGTGGCTCACAATTTGCAGAGCCTACTTGGTCAAATTTAGGTATTACTAATTTTTCTAAATGGTACCACGTTACAGTAGTAATTGATGCCAGTACAAGTATACGATTCTACATTGATGGACAATTAAAGTTCACAAGTACATCAAATGCAGGGGGTAGCCAGTGGAATAATTTAGATGGTATGCGATTAGGTAGCTCCGAAACTGTATCCTCTTATCAGAGCAACGGTCATTTAGGTCAAATTAGGTTTTACAAGGGACTACTTACAGAAACTCAAATACTTCAAAACTATGTATTCACTAAAAATAATTATCCTAGTGAGATACACTTTACTGGCAACAATATTTCAAGTGCAGATTGGAATAGTAGTGGATATTTTGACCTTGACGGCTCAACCGAATACTTTGAGACTTCTGGAAATCCTAGTGCTTTAATTAACGCAACTAATTTCACATTTCAAACGTGGGTAAAAATGCACACAACAGGAACGCAAGATTATATAGCTTCTCAAACAAGTGCTAATGGTGGAACTCAAAATTGGCTTTTACGCTTTCACACTGATAACACAATTAGGTTTTATGTATATGGAACAGATAGATATCTTTCCACAACATCAACGTATTCAGCTAATACTTGGTATCATATTGCAGGGGTAATAGAGGCTGATGGAATTGTTAAAATATATGTCAATGGAACATTAGAGCGTTTTTCAGGTAGTGGTAAAAGTGCCGACACAACATCTTATAATACTTTTATCGGTTCTTTGGGTGGAAGTAGTAATGGACGCTTTGACGGAAACATTGGGGCTGTAAAATATTACAGTAAAGCCTTAACAGCATCAGAACTATTAGCAGATTACAATGCTACCAAATCAACATATGGACTATAATACAAGATTTAAGAATATAAATTATAAAAATATTTAATTCGTATATTTGTAAAAAATAATAACACATGGCAACTACTGGAGTATTTAATGCGACCAACCTTATCTTAAAAATTGAGTCTAACACCTTAGGACATTCAACTAGCGCTACATTATCTTTAAGTAACGACTTGCCAGAAGCTACAACTAAAGACAGCTCTGGATTTCAAGAAGTTATTGCTGGAGTTATATCTGGAGAGATTTCTTTTGAAGGACTTGTAGCTTATGATGATACCTTAAACGCTACTGAATTAAACGACTATCTACTTGCGAGAACCCAGCTTACAGCTGTATTCGGAACTACTACAAGTGGAGACGATGTTTATACAGCAGAAGGCTTCTTATCATCTGTAGAAAATACAGCTGATATGGAAAGCCCAGCATCTTACAGCGGCTCAATCACTTTGACTGGTTCAATCACTAAGAGTACAAACTCTTAATAGAGTAAAAGATTAAAATTATGGCAAACAAAAGGAGAGGGTATTATACCCTAAAATTAGGTGGGAAAAATCGAACGCTTCACTTCTCGATGAATTTCTGGAGTGAGTTTACAGATACTCTAAATATACCGTTAGATAAAATCGGAGACGTTTTTGCTGGCGGTATTTCACTTTCTGCTATTAGGGCGTTAGTCTATTCTGCAATTTACGCAAATGATATGGAGACAGGAAAGCAGGTAGATTATAACCTGTTTACTGTAGGCTCGTGGCTTGAGGACTTAGAAGCAGAAGAACTTGAGAATATAGTAAACGCTATGCTGGAAAGTAAGATTCTAGGTAATTCTCTAAATATGGGAATAGACAGAAACCCCAAAGGCGAGGGAAAGCAAAAGCCGACCCCCTAAGCTGGGAGACTCTTCTTGACTACTACATAGGGCAAGTCGGCATAACCCCAGACGTATTTTGGTTTAACACCTGGAAGGAAAATCAAAGATTAGGAGAGGCGTACAATATTCGACAAAACTTAGAATGGGAGCGCCTTAGATATTTAGCTACAATGATTCATAACGTGAACTGCACGAAGAAGAGTCAAATGCTAAAACCGCACAAGCTGTTTCCCTTACCGCAAGATAAGATTACCCACGATGGCAAACCTAAAAGTACAGCGGAGCAATTCCAGTCATTTAAAGAAAAAGCAGAAGCAGCAGGAGTGAAATTCTAACGCTTCTTTTTTTTGTATTTTTGTGCTATGGCAGAACAATTACGAGTAATAGTATCGGCAGAAACGAGACAGCTTACAACTGGTCTTAGAACTGCACAGTCAAAATTAAAAAGCTTTAGTAGTAAATTAACCTCAATAGGCTCATCTCTTCAAACTAGACTGGCTATGCCTTTGGCTTTGGCTGGTGGAGCTTCCATTAAAATGGCGGCTGACTTTGATAAGTCAATGACTAAGATTAAAACCTTAGTAGGGGTTGCTGCTAGTGATGTAGATAATATGACTGGCTCAATTAAGCAACTAGCTAATGAAGCTGGCGTAAGCTCTGGAGAGGCGGCTGAAGCGATGTTTTTTATCACTTCTGCAGGTTTACGTGGTGCGGATGCTATGGCGGTCTTAGAGCAAGCGACAAAGGCTTCTGCTTTAGGGCTAGGGGATGTTGCTACAGTAGCAGATTTGTCAACCTCAGCCCTTAATGCTTATGGGGTAGAAAATTTGAGCGCTACTAAAGCGACTGATGTTTTAACTGCTGCAGTTAGGGAAGGAAAATTAGAAGCTTCTGAGTTATCTGGAGCTATGGGTAGAACCTTACCTATTGCTTCCAATATGGGAGTAAAGTTTGAGGAAGTAGGTGCTGCCTTTGCTGCTATGAGTAGAACAGGAACGCCAGCTGCAGTGGCTGCTACTCAACTTAATTCTATTTTGATGGCTATAATGAAGCCGACAGACCAGGCAGCGGAAGCTATGAAGGAGCTAGGATTAAGTAGCGAGGGATTAAGAAAGCAGATTCAAGACGATGGGCTACTATCTGTATTCCATACACTAAAGGAAGCTTCTGTAGATAATGCTCAAGCCTTTGAGCAAGTGTTCGGTAATATACGAGCCTTAAAAGGTATTATGGATTTAACAGGTGCTAGTGCAGGTGCTACTACAGAAATATTCCAAAGGATGGCAAATACCTCTGGAATGACAGCACAAGCTTTCGATGAATTACAAAACAGCGCAGAGTTTAAATTAAGAAAGGGATTAATAGGCTTAAAAAACAGTTTTAACGATTTAGGGAGCGTTTTAATGACTACCCTAATGCCGATGCTGCAAAATGTAATAAAGTTCGCTACAGGGCTTTTTAAGGCGTTTAACCAGCTTGACCCAGTAACCCAACAAATCTCAATAGGCTTTGCAGCTCTAGCGGTTGCGCTTCCAACTATTTTAAGTGTAGGCGGTTCACTTGTTGGAGTCTTTGCGGCTATGGCTTCACCAATTGGGTTAGTAGCGGCAGGTGTCGCAGCGGTGGCTTACGTTATAGCTTCTAACTGGAATGAGGTTTTACCTGTTGTGGTGGGGCTTTATAATAGGCT